CACATTTACTTTTAGATTAAATTTACCTATATTTATTATTGTTCTAGTAATTAGAATTGATTTTTCAATCCGCAGGTTTGCTTCCATCATCCTGCGGATTTTTTGTTAAAACCCTGATATTTATATATGATGAGATGTTCCAAATGTGGCGTGGAGAAAGAAGAAACTAATTATCAAAAGTATTTCCACTCAACGCAAAACAAATGGCGTGTACGCAAAGAGTGTACTGAATGTCTTTATAAAACTAGATTAAAAAGGAAGAACCCCGATTTGTATTACCAATCCCAACCTGATTACAAGAAATGTAAAAACTGTCAAGAATGGAAACATATTGATGATTACTACTTCCATAGTAAAGTAACAGGTGTAAAGTTTACTGAATGTAAGATATGTCAGAACATCAAGGATAGAAACATCCGTGAACGACAACTAGAAATGAACGGTGGTTCAGATAGGGTAATATCAACACCAAATGAATATGTTGACAAGTATCAAAAAGAACAAACATTCTTTGTATTGCAACTTTTGGGTTATACTTATAATGAGGATAACGGAATATGGACAAAACCTGGTATTAAAGAATTAATTGATGGAGAACTAGTATTTCCAAAGATTAAGAAGTATAAAAGACCAGGTCGTTACGATACTAAGGTAACTTACCAAATGGTACAACAATTTATTGAACTTAAAGATAAAGGATGGAATAGTGAAAGGATTGGAAATAAATTTGGTGTGAGTGATACAACTGTTTTTAAATATATTAAGAAATGGAAAGACACGTCAAAGTAGGTGAATTGGAAGTACCAATAGATTACTTCAAATTTTGTAAGGAAGACAAAGAAATATTGTGTAATGAGATTATGGATGCTATGTTACATATGTTGGATAGACAACTAAGACCGGATTTAGATAGATTGAAAGTATTAGACCGATTACTTGAAAGTTCTATCATAACAAATCAAGACCAAGAGGAATATGAAATATGCCAAGTCTTGATGGATATTAGAACTTTAATTAATGAACCAGAAAATTGAGTGTTTTATAACTCGTAACTATTATCAGTTATTAGGTATTGCAAAGAAGATAACAAAGAAGGATGAAGAAACATCAAGGGAATTACTACACGAAGTATTTCTTCAATTGTATCAGAAGGATAAGATAATCCTTAAACAATATAACGATGATAGTATAAAGTATTACATCACATCAATAATGAGAGTTAATTACTATTCTCAAACATCACCATACCACTACAGAATTAGAAAGGAACGTTTATCCTACTCAGAATTATCGGAGGCGTTACATATGGAAACAGAACAGGAAACGTTTGAGAGTGAACAACTATTCCAAATATTAGAAGAACAATATTCAGAACTTGATTGGTTTAGAAAATCAATCTTGGATTTATACCTAACACTTAATTCACTCAAAGCAGTAAGTAAAAAGACAACTATTCCTTTAACGAGTATTTCTCGTTATATTAAGGAAGGTAAGGCACAGATTAAGAATAACGTAATTAATAGATTAAATGATGAATAGAGAAATTAAAGGTTTCATACCAAATGAGAACCCTGAAGTACACTGGGGTTTCTTACCAATAGAAGGTGAGACCATCCTTGATTTAGGATGTGGAATTAACAATAATGAATTTGTACCGACACCTGTTTATTGGGTTCAAAAAGGTGCAAAGATGGTGTACGGTGTTGACCCTGGTCAAGAAAGTTACAATTGGTTCAAACAAAATTTTACAGTAAAGAACTTTATTCCTATTATGGATTGGGTGGATAGAACTGAGAAGTTTGATTTATATATGAACGCAACCAAACCAACTGTAATGAAGATAGACGTGGAAGGTTCAGAGATATTCATAAACGCAATTAAACCCTCGTCATTGGACGGAATTAGACACATCGGTATAGAGTATCACAACCTGTCCTGTTTGTTGTCCTGTGAACATCTATTGAGGGATAACGGGTATGAATTAAGTTACTACAAGTTCAACAATTTAGATATAGAATTTCAAGGTGTAATACACGCACATAAACGTAATGTAATTATAAAAAGAAGAAACGATGGCAGCATCAATAGCGAGGAGACAGAAAAGGTATAACGAAAGACAAGCAAAGAAGTTATTCCAAAAGATTAGTCAAGACACATTAAATAGAATTAATCAACATACTCCTGAAGAAAGAGAAGAACTATTAAAATTATACCAACATATGTTGGAAGAAAAGAATAACAAGAAAACTGAAATAGAACAAAATGGGATGTAATTGTAAGAAGAAAGGTGAAACTGTTGCAAGACAGTACTATGTTCCTGCAACTGATACTGAACCATCAAAGATTATTGAAACAAATGAAATAATTCCTATTCCACAAACTCCTGATGAATTATTAGCACAAGAGTTAAAAGAGTGGAATGGTGGACCACAAATAAATGAAAATAATGGATAGGTTAGAGAAACTTAAATTAAATTCAATAGAAAACCCTGGCAAACAAAAGCGTGGGTGTAAATCTTGTAAGAAACCAAAGGAAGTAGTAGTAGAAAAATTACCACTACCATTTGAGTTGGAACCATATATACCAAGTGTAGAAGATATTAAACGTATATATGTAATGTTGGGTAATCCAAAGGAAGAAGAAAAACCATATATACAACAAGTATATGGTGCAATATTCAACGAGGAATTTGATTTTTATTGTCCAAGTTGTGTACATACTCAAACAAGAAAGTTAAAAAACTATATAACCGAAGTACTTAAAATAAAACTATAATGGAAGAAGAAATAAAAAACCCCAAAGGTGCTGGTAGAAAAACCAATACCGCAAACTACGAGGAACGTATCCCCGAAGCGTTTGAAATGATACTATATGAAAAATTAAGTTATAATGAGTTTAGAACAGAAGGTGCCAAAAGATGGGGAATATCAGAACGTCAAAGTGAGAATGTTTGGAAAGACGTTAAGGATAGATTGCAAAAGAGGTTTAACGAGAAGACGGAAGAAATTATCGCAGACCAACTTAGTAGGTACTTTGACTTACTTGCTAGGGCCAGAGCTGACAACAATAAAAGGGTGGAACGCGAAACACTAGCGGATATAAACAAACTATACGGATTGGAAACAAGAAAGATAGATGTAACATCAGGCGGTGAACCGATAACTATTAATATTAAAGTTGACGAATAAAAAAATTTGATTTTACCACCCGTAAAATTTCGTTTTTGACTAACCGTATATATGGATATAGATATTAAACTCACAAAGAAACAAGGTCAAGCGTGGAAACTCTTGATGGACCAAACAACCAACGAGGTATTGTATGGTGGTTCTGCGGGTGCTGGTAAATCTTGGTTGGGTTGTCTTTGGATTAGTACGTTGTGTTTACAATATCCTGGCATCAGATGTTTGATTGGTAGAACAGTATTACAACAATTAAAACTAACTACCCTTAATACCTTATTTGAGACCCTACAATCAATGGGATTAAAGTCAGGTGAACATTATGTCTATAACGGACAAAGTAACGTCATAACGTTTACAAATAAGTCTGAGATAGTATTAAAAGATTTACAGTATCAACCATCGGACCCGAACTTTGATAGTCTCGGTGGTCTTGAACTTACCGCAGTATTTGTAGATGAAGCAGCACAGATTAGTCAGTTAGCGTACAACATCTTAAAGTCTCGTATGAGATTTAAACTAGACCAATATAGTCTGGCACCGAAATTATTACTCACGTGTAACCCTGGTCAAGTATGGTTGAAGAAAGTATTTTATATTCCATACGTACAAGAAACCTTGCCAGACAATATGGCGTTTGTACCAGCACTACCATTAGATAACCCACACTTACCCGCATCTTATATAGAGATGTTAAAGTCCTTACCACCACAACAAAGAAAACGTTTGTTAGAATGATAAGAAATATATTTCAGTTGACGTAGCAAGGTTTGGTACAGACAGGTCCGTTGCAATCGTTTGGAGTGGACTGGTGGTCCTTGAAGTTCTAATCTATAGTAAGTTATCAACTGTGGAATTATCGTCCGAAATTAAGGAGTTAATACAGAAGTACGGAGTACACCCAAATAATGTGGTGGTGGATAGTGATGGCGTAGGTGGAGGTGTTGCCGACCAAATTAGAGGTACAAACTTTGTGAACAACTCATCACCATTACACAATCAGAATTTCATTAACCTCAAGTCGCAGTGTTATGTAAAACTATCTGAACTATTTAAAGAAGGTAGAATTAGTTTGAATATACTAGAACCATCTATCACAGATGAATTAACACAGGAATTACTGGCGGTAAAATTAAAAGACGTAGATAAAGATAATAAAGTTGCAGTACAATCAAAGGATGATATGAAGAAAGTATTGGGTAAGTCACCCGATTTATCTGATGCACTAATGATGAGAATGTACTTTGAAATAAAAAATATGAAAACAACAGGAAGATATTCTATTGCTTTCGTAGGATAAAATATATACATATATATGTTAAGATTTAAAATAGATGGTGTACCATATGAGATACCAGATTACACACCGATTGATGTGTACACAAAGATTTATAAGATTAAAGACTTATTCACAGACGAGTACTTTGCTGCAAAACTAATTAGCAGTATTACTAACTGTCCATTAAAAGATTTACTTGAGGGTGGATTTGAGGAAATATCATATATATCAAATTATATATTATCCAATTTACCAAAACAAGATAAGGTAAAATTTGTAGATAGATTTGAATTGGATGGTGTTCATTATGGTTTCTTTCCTAATTGGAGAGACTTAACCTTTGCAGAGTTTATTGATATGGATACAATATCCACAAAGAAACCTGAAGAACTATTGGATATGTTACACATACTTGCAGCAATTATGTATAGACCAATTGTAAATGAATTATCAGAACACAACTTTGAGATTGAAGAATATGATTTGGTCTCACTCAAATCAAGGTCCGAACTGTTTAAAAAGAAGTTAGATGTTAAGTACGTATTAGGTGCACAGTTTTTTTTTATCAAGTTCGCAACGAGATATTTAAGTTATACCCCACAATCTTTGGAGATGAAGATGAATATATGGACCCAAATAAGAATGATATGGATGATGTGGAGGATGATTTACAAAACTCCTTCCAAAAGTCGTTCGGGTGGTTTTTGGTCGTCAACAAAATTACTGACAACGATTTTACTAAGCACGAGTATATCGTTCAATAAATTACAAACAGATATTAGCCGACTTAGGGTCAATTGCTTATCGTCACCCACAGATTAAATCTTTTGGGTTCGGTGACCTTGCGCAGTGTACAAATGATTTAACCACAAAGCAAGAACCCGAATATTCAAGAATGTACGTTGTTCCTGGTCAGGTTAAACTAAACGAAAATCATCTTCATTATCAATTTTCCATTATTGTAATGGATAGAGTTGACGATGACCAATCAAATCAATCAGATGTAATGTCTGATACTTTAAGGACGGTGATGGATGTTTGGACCATCTTATTACAATCATACACACAATCACAAGGTGATTTTAGTTGGTACTTGGTTGTGGATGAGGACCCTGACATTTTCCCGTTCATAGAAAGGTTTGAAACAATATTAGGTGGATGGACTTTAAACGTATCTTTTCAAGTTGCGTTTGATTATAATTCCTGTACACCACCAGTACTTGGGAACTTCCAATTCCCTGAAGACCAACAATACAATAGTTACAAATATGTGTTGGATGAGTTTGAGAAATTTGCAGACTTACACCAACAAGTAAACTCATATGGATTTGGGGATGTAGAACAATTAACAAACGACATAATAACAAAACAAGAACCAGAATATCCACGTATGTATGTTCTTCCTGATAGCACACACATTCAGACAGGACATATACATTTAGGATGGAAGGTATTTTTTGTGGATAAGTTAAATAATGATATTTCAAACTTTGGTGATGTATTATCAGACCAATTGGAAATTGTTAAAGACTTTTTTGCCAAACTATATCTTTCAGACTTTGAAGCGGGATGGGAAGCATCAGTTGAACCTTTCTATGAAAAGACAGAGACGATAGTATCAGGATGGATTTTAAATTTCCATTTTATACAGAAGTACAGTTACGATAGATGTGTATTACCTGAGTTACCATTTACAACAGGACTTACTTGGTCACAGGTTATTGAATTATGGAAAAACGTTAACACTAAATGGAAAAACGTATAACACAAAAATATTAAACACACTATGGGGCAACTTACTAATCTCTATGTATCATCATCCTATCAGGGTCTATTAAAAATGACTGATAGTAGTAATGGTCTAACTAATACACTACAAACTGTTCAAACAGGTGATGGGGATAATTCTCCATTACAAATGAGTTTAACACAAGTTAATATATCAGGTTCACTAACCGTTAATGGTTCACCAATATCTGTTGATACAGGTTCTTTGGTTACCACCTCATCATTCAACGCTTACACAAGTTCTGTTAACACACACCTTGCAGGATT